GTGCACGGCTATTAGTAACCACTTCACCGCGGCGCACATATGTGTTATTAAACGTTTCAATAGTTTGTGCAAGCTCTTTATTATTTTCAAGCTGCCTAAGTGTGCTGCCACTGATTTGATTGAAGATTTTACCTGCCTCGCTAAGTAATGCATTGACTTCCTCCGTGTCTTTTTTTGACATAGTAAATTGTGTCATGTCTCTCAACATTGCATCCTGAGACCACACATTCTTAGATTTAAATCGAGTTATGTCAACGCCGTATGAAGCTTTCATAGATTCAAATGACGAGCCTTTATATTCCGTGTGCCATACGATTCCGATTTTTGTCGATAATACTTGCTTGGCCATTTCCGTGCCTGCTGGTATTGCATATACAATTGTATTGGGGTGGAACGTAATATAGTCTTTACCTTTGATTTTACTCTTTTTAACGTCACCTGGACCAAACAGAAAATCACCTTGTATTACTCCTTTGATTCCTAAGTCAGGAAGATACCGTAAAGCGAGTTTAAGCTTGGTAGCAAGATCGCCACTAGTATCAGCATCAATATCAGCATCACTCTTGTATATTTTGGGAGATTTGTTAAAGATCCCTTTCTTCGCCACGAAGAATCGCTTATCACTAGGATCAATCCCAGCAAACACAGCAGGAGCACCGTCCCATTTAACACTAACGTTTCCATCATGTACACCTCCAAGTGCATCTCGAAGAGAACGCAATGCCATGATTGCGTCCCTTGTTCCTTTTACTCCACCATAGATAACTTTATCTTCGATATGAGTCATATGAGTATTTTTTTGTTCTGTTATATACGAACCAAAATTTTCCATTATACAGTCACCATTGGCTTTAATGTGCCTTGTGTTGCAACTTGCATTTTAATGTCTCGTGCAGTTACCTTCTTAATTGCAACTACGCCGCCAGCCGCACCGCTAAGTTGTCTAGTTTTTTCGGCAATATCTTCTGGATCAACTTTATTACTTGAGTTATTATTGATAAAAATTACTGGAATACTACCAAAGTATCTACCTGCAATTCTACCATAGTCTGCTTCAATCTTTGCATATTCACGAGGATATGCTTTCTTAATTGCAGCCATTTGAGAAGTATTAACTTCATTCTCACCTTTACCTGCTGTAGTAAATCCAAGTTTTTTCTTGTACTTTACTAACTCTGTAACAAGTGATCCGACAGGTGCAGTACCGCCGAGTTTAAATCCACTTAGTGATCTACCGTCTTTTGATACAAGACAAGCTTTAACTTCATATTTTTGACCTGCACAAACGAGATCAACACCAGCAGATCCACCGCCACCGAGATGTGCATCATCTAAAAGAAAGTAGAGAGCTGCCTCTCCCGGGCCTACCCCTTTTAGATTGTAGAAGTGAAGTCTATTGTAGTTAATAAAACTTTCTTTTTTTAATTTGTCAATTGTTTTATTTAATTGTCGTATATTAGGCTGACCTTTCATAGTATCATTCAAGTCAAAATCAGGAAAAAACGATCTGTTAAATAAGTGCTGTATTTCAGCTTTGTATTTAAGATTTTCAAAATCGCCAGTTTTCAGATTGAATGATGTTACTCTTTGAGCTCTATTTAAAAATTTCATATCTAGATCCGCTACATTCACAGCTGCCATCTCCTGTATCATGTCAAATGTTTTAAACTTAAGCATGTTCTTTTCCTTATGTTGTTTTATATTATATAACAACTATACACTATTTATACAGAAAAGTAAACAAAAAAAGAGCACCTAAATGCTCTTTTTATTACTTACGACCTAAATACTTAGGTACATTCGCTTCTTTTTTAGCCAACCATTTTTTAAACCAAGTTTTTAACCACTTCATTACTAAGCTCCATTTTACTTGTCTTTGTACTCAGTGTTCCTTTTACGTTCATTACTTTGTTTAATCGCATATTGACGAGCTTTTTCACGATTTTCAGGATACAAGTGTTCGTATCCTTTCATGTTCCAGCTTTTAGCCCATGCCGCAGTTTGTTCTATACTATGTGCTTTCATACTGTGCTTCCTCCATTAAAAGGAGTAGAAATAGAATGATCAGTATAATCTCCATCTGATCGATATTCTCTACAAACTGTTTCACGAATCATCTTACCGCTTTTCATTTTATACGTGACTAATTCACGTCTAATTACACCTTGACTTGATAAGTTGTCAAGTGCTGATTTCAAAGGACCGTCGTTCATTTTACATTTCCTTGTATCGTTTCACTAATTTATTGCAATCTTGAGGATTATCGACCATTTGAACTTTGACAGCCTCTAATCTTTCAAGTCGTTTGCGTTCAGCTTTATGAAGCTTAACATTACCACTCAAAATATTTATTTGTTCATTAATGGCATCGATACCTTGTGCCATAGCTTTTACATCTCTATCTATACTTCTCATTCATGTTCTCCGCCATTGCCTCGACCAAGTCCACCAAAATATTGTGGAGCTCGTCTAGCTGTTTCAAATGTTCCGACAGTAATTACAATAGCTGCAAGTAGAATAACGTGTGCAATAACACTTACACCAAATGCAGTCCAACTACCAACAATAAACGCAAATACAATACACCACATCCAAGCTAATACTTGCATGACTAGATGTCGTACTTGAAGATCTGGAATATTGCTGAGTGGATTTCGCCTGTCATCCATTACGGCATTCCAACCATTAACAATAAATGTTCTCACTGGATAAACTCCTTTTTCAAATGTGACTTTTAGTGGATAGTGAGCATCCACTATATCTTTAAACTCTATGGCATCATACTGGTCAGTAAAGTATCTGACAACAGTATGATCCCTAAAGTATCCTTTAATGCGATACATTATGCCGCTTCTGCATATTCGATTGCTTTTGAAAGAGCTTGACTCTTACGAACTTGGTTACCGCCGAACCATGAAGAATAAAGACGGTTGTCTGCATTACGACCTTGTACATGGTCAGTAATATAAGTGACAGAGTTAAATGCCTGCCACCATGAACCTTCACCATACTCTGCACCTGGCTGAGTTTCAATAACATCATGTGCAAGTTTAGCGTTACGTGAAAGTGTATCGATTGACAATCCTTTGCCTTGTACACGCTTATCTGCTGTACGCGGAAAGACTGAATTCAGATACTCAATGTATGAGTCTTGATTAAAGCGCTTACCAGCCAAGAACTTTGCAACTTCACTGTATTGTTCCATTTTCATAGTCGCAATACCGAGTTGTTCTTTAACTGAATGAGCATCGAATTCTACACGGTGACCTACACGAACAGAGCGTTCTGCTTTTGATTCGAGTGAAAAAGTCAAAGTGTTGTTACATACCACACGAATTGGTGTAAAGCGAATATCGATTGATTTGCCGTACTGATGTGGATTTGAGAATAACAAGTATGAGTCAACACGATCTCCACCGAGGATCTCGAATGAGTCTTTGACTTTAGCCAGCGCCCATACCATTTGACCATCTTTGAGAGAACCAGCAGTATGCATTTCCATATCACCTGCCATTACATACTCTGAAAAGAATTCAAATGCTTGTTCGTTTTGAACTGGATTCCAGTTTTCACCAACGTTTGTTAGAATACGACCGTCTGTTTCACGTACAAGCGACTTAAGGCCTGTTGACATTTTCTTACCATCGAATTCAATAAATGATTCGACTTCGCGAACTTTCCAATCAAGTCCTGCTTTTTCCTGCATTTGTACCGGTGTAAGATCATTTGAGACTGGAACACCCAATCCATGCCAAGGTGTCTCACCCGCGTACGCCATTGTTTCAACCATATGTGCCATTATATAAACCTCTTTTTTTCATTTGATAGATATATTATATACTATTTTTCCACGAAAGTAAACTAAAAAGTGCATTGAGAAGTGATTTTTTTCTCGACCTCTTTGATATGCTTGCACTTCCGATATGCAATGCAATTACATTCAAATCCGTAGTTGACCATTTCGACATTGTATTTATCTCCTCTACTTCCAATTACATTCCAAATAACACCAACAAGATGATGTCCTAGAGTATCAATTACTTCTGACTGATGTGACACGATAACTCCTCACTGCGCCTGCTACCATTGAAGGATACTTACCAAGATATGTACCCGCTTCAAGATCATGTTTAGTAATATATTTTTTATGTGGATGATCCACTGAATCCCAATGCTCGAGTAACCACTTAGCAAGATTATCAAACTCATCATCGCTGACAAGAGGATTGTCTTCTTTGTAGTATGCATAAGAACACATGAGATATTTTGCAATAGGATTTTTCATATGAACATCAAAATCGGTAATGAAGCCATTGCAAACATAAAAATAATTCCTAGAATAATTTGTCCCATAATAATCCTCCTAGAATCTGATTGCAGCTAGTGCACAAGCAGTCTCGCTTGCTTCGATACCGAACTGTTCAGCTAACATACGCTGAAGATCTACATTAGGTGTACCTTCAGGCTGAGTCATACAAAACGCAATGATAAATCTCCAAGTATCGTTGTGATCTGGATTTTGAAATTCAAACTTAATCATACTAGGCTCCTCTTCCTTTTTGATTATATACATATATTATACACTATTTTTACGGCAATGTACACTAAAAAATGCACTTAAAGTGAAATTAAATCATATTTTTTTGCTGTTGCTACTAAAGTATCCCAATCAACTGTGTAATGAGCATGAAAACTTAACATGCATCTAATTTGTGGTGCTTTTTGCTCACAGTTGTGCCATATACCTGTTCTAAATAGTACTGGCTTATTTTTTATTTCAAACTCATATATACATTCCATATCATAGATATTATTATTAGTCTTATGAGTTTCTAAACTATTGCCATCACCAATCCAAAAATCATATGGCATAATTACATCCGGGTTTTTTTGCCTCCACCAACGCGTAATATCACCTACAGGTTCAAATAATGGAATATTCAAAGCACATTGTGTAATAGCATCTGGGCTGGTGCTTTCATATTGTAAGTGTTCATTCACATCTAAGTGTATAGCTGATGTTCCTAAGTCTTCGGTAGTATGATTTATGATTCGAACCTTTTCACAAAACCATGGCTCTAAAGGACCTAGAATATTCCATAATTCTGGAAACTCTTTCTTAGTTGCTTCTGGTTGTAAATATTTTTTGTTTTTATCTTTTAATTCATCAAATGCAGATAATACTAAAGTTTTATAATTTTCATTTATATCTAAATTTAATTCGTAACACGGGTTATTCTGGCCAAAATTCATAATTGAACCTTTCTATATCATCTTTATAATATGTTGCGATTAGGTCTTGTAACTTATGATTATACAATTCTCTATAAGGTTTATGTTCAGTTTTATTCAAATGTACTAAAAAATCAAATTCTTCAAACTTATGCACTTTTGTGTCATGGCTTATGTATTCACTTTGTTGTACCCAACTATCTGGTGCCCAGTGCGATACATTAAAACGACCCGGAAATGGAAATGGTGTATTAATAACAAAGTCTTCAAAAGATATATCAGAGCCTGTTTGTTTTATAAGATGGTAATATCGAGAAACTGTTCTATCCCAAGGGTTTCTCACAATTGCTTCAGTAGGCAAATGTTTAAATCTTTCCGGTATTTCTGAGGTAGGCATATGAGGACTGCCACCTCTCATAAAAACAACTGCATCTTCTACATTTTCTTTATTTTTTATATTCTTACCCCATGGATTTACACCAAATCCAGCCATCACACTCACGCAGCCACATTTAGGTATAAGAATAAAAATTCTATCAGGAAAAATAATCAATTATTTTCTCTCCACCTTTTTACAACTTCATCTGTAGCATAAGGCCATCCTGCTATATTTAATCTACTACCAGAACACTTATCAACTTTATGCATAACCGTTCCTGTCCTCATTAGAACTAATCTATTATATCTTGGTAAAATTGAAAAGCCGTCTCCAGATAATGCACCATCTTCTTCATCAGTGCAATATAGCATAAACGCCCAATCACCATATAATTTTGGGTCTTCTACATGAGGTGCACAGTAACTACCTTCATCAAACTCTTTTGCAAACAAATGAATATGAGTTAGATTTTCTTTAGTTTTTTCTCCTGTTAGTGCATCTATTTTTTCAAGAAGAGGATAACGTATTGGTGTAGTTCTTAGTTCTTTTGAGCTAATCATATACCAATCATAATCTGATCGCGCTTGCATTACATGAGTTCCAGTAGAATCTAGTTTCATTCTTTCAGCACTATTAACAAGATTAATTAAAGACCGCAAATAATCTTCTTCTAAAAAATTGTCTTTAATAATTATCATTGTATTATTCCTTCTGGTACATTATAATTAAATTTTTTTATATCTGGTAAATAATAATCACCTATTAAATTCGCTGTTTTTTTTGATATTTTAATATTATATTTATTTTTACTTTCATTAAAATGAAATTTAAAATTATAATCTTCAAATTTTGAAACTATTGTTTTTTCATTAAACCATTCTATTTGTGGTCTCCAGCTTGTACCAGCCCATTCTTCATAGATATAATCGCCTTTTAATTTTTCCGGAAAATATTTTTGTTCTACATATTCGTCTATTGATATTTTTTCTTTAAACCAATTTCTCCGTTTTGTCCAAAAATATCTAGTTATTGTTCTAAACCATGGATTTCTAACTAGTGCATAATTAGGCAAATGTTCAAATCTTTTTGGTATTCTATTTGCCGGCAAATGCGGACTATCTCCATCTAAAAATATTAATGCATCATTTTTATTTAATCTTGTGTAGCTGCCAGGACCATCCCATGGATTAACGCCATGTTCCATCATAATGCTATGTGTGCCATTTTTTGGTAATAGTAATATTATTTTGTTTTCAAATATAATCATCTTTCTATTAATATATTATTATCCCTGCAAAAATCTACTACAGCTTCAAAAGATATCCATGGGTGCACAAAAAACGATAAACCTACTCTAGGGGAATTGTTTTTTATAGCATGCCAAGTTCCAGTATTAATTAAAACTGGATTTTTATTTACGTTAAATTTATCTATTAGTTTTAAATCTTTTTTTCTATCATATCTAGAATATTCAGGTGAAAATGGTTCTTTAGTAGGATGATAAAACTTATTTAAATCTCTGTCAAAATAAAATCTAGTTTCATCTTCTACAGAATTAACAACCATAATGTTTATTACTGAATTAATTTGTTGTGAATTATCTATCTCACCTTTAAATTTATCAAATTTTCCACCGTGATCAATTTCTATATGGGGCAACCAATTAGTTTCTGCTGGAGATTTTATAATTCTAACTGTATTCATAAAGCAATGATTAAACAATTTATAAAATTTAAGAACATTAGGTCCTATATTTTTATAGTTTTGGCAAGGTGGCCAATCTCCTTTCCAATCAAAATTGTTAGTATATTCATGTATTTCATTTTTTAATTCTTCCAAATTTGGTATGTTTAATTCATAAGCGCAATAGGACATGCTCAGAACCTTCCTTTATTATTTCTTTTGTCAAAAAACTATATTTGTTTTTAGATAACTCATAAAATTTATCTTGATGTGTCCATGCGCCTACCATTAACACTGATCCTTCATTACCATACTTAATCCAATAATCTACTTGCTTTTCATTTTCTTCAACTTCTGTTGTAATGTCAAGTATGCAAAGGTCATAACCTATCTTCCATGGATATACAAAGGGTGATGTATCTAAAATCAATGTGCCGTATTCCATCTGTTGAAATGTTTCGATGACTAAGTTAAAGTCATAGTGATAATGATATTTTTCCGGAAAATATTTCTTGACTGCGCGTTTCCAGTCATGTTTGCCCAGTCTATAATCAATATGCCCGTCTGCTTCACCTACACTGTAATCACCCATATTAGAATCTGGCACATGGATTAGCTTATTCTCATCTGGGGTCTGTACACCAAAAACTTGGCCCGTTCCATTTAAAAGCTCATGAAATCTGTATGAAAGTCCTCCGTAATATGTACCAACTTCTACAATAGTTTTAGGCTTGTAAAAATCAAAAACTTTTTTAAACGTAGGCCAATACGTATTTTCATGCATAGTGTACATAATCTTTAAATCTTTCCTCACTTCGCTTTATCAGTTCATTATGCTTTTCTTCATTAAGCCATCCTATAATAAAACATAGTAAACGATTATCATCACCAGGCGTTTTATTAACACCATGCATACTTCCATATGATTGTAAAGCAAAGCAATCTGTGGTTTCTGGTATAATACATGATTTAGTGTATGTTTTATTACCATATATCAATTTTTGATTAATAACATCAGGTTCACCATCTGATAGATATAAACTCGTACGATCACCTTCAATCAAAATTCTGTATCCACAAGGTTCAGTCTTTAATTGGTGCTGTCTATATTCTTCTGAAATTAATTTACAATTATCTTTTGGCCCTTTGAATGATGTGTAACTATCATCAACATGTGCATCTACATCAATATTAGCTCTAGATAATTTGCATAGAGTAATTGAATCAAAGGGAAGATATTTTTCAATATGCTCTTGTAACTCTAAGTGTACATTACGCATCTTAGGTGGATCATGGAGTATTTCTTTAATATCCCATTCAGTGATATATTCTTCTGACCACCAATAGAATTTTGTATTAGGATTGAACTCGTCTAATACTTTTTGTTTAAAATTAAATTTAGGTATGTCTATTGGTATAAATCGCATATCTCGTTCCATGATATATTTTTAGTACTTCCTAATTTCCATGATGCAATAACTCTAGTTTTGTCAGGAGAATTTACTTCATGTGGAATGTCTGTTCTTATAATGGTTGGGCCATCAATAATAGTAGAATCAATAAGTGTGAATACGCTATCATCAGAATATTTCCATGGTAAACCACCACTATTTTTTTGACTATGATTTAATTCTATGCATTCTACTTTACCTTTTGTATGTTCATACCATTTTGTAATATTTTCTGAACTACAATTTTTTATTGGCCAAATACACGAACCAGTATACACATCACCGGTCAACGAGGAATCTAAATGTTTTCCCCACCCAGGATTTTTAATTTCGAAAAATCTTAAAGCGTGTGATGCATCTGCATTAAAATATTTTTTTAAAGTTTTAATAAAATCAGGTGTTTTAATTTCATCATCAATGTTTATTGAATAACCGTGTGGTACTTTTTTAGCTATTTCCTGTTCATCTATACAATCGTAAAATTCTATTAGCGCCTTCCACACTTCAGTTAAAATTTTATCATCTGATTTTTTTATAAAACTTGTCACAGCACTATTTCTTTTATTTCATATTCTCTATCAATAATATATATTATCGTGTTTATTATTTGATTATAGGTTATGATGCCGTTGTAATTTTCAACTACACCTAAACACAAATTACTTATTCTACATTTTCTTTCTAACGATTGGCATTGATCTACCATGGCATGCGCGGCCAGCTTTTCTACGCTATAGGATTCATGCACTAGTTCCCAACATCTTACGCTTACTTTCGTAACACCAATATTAATAATGTGTTTTTGT